TTTGGAATTAAAAAATTATTTAAAATGATGGGTGGTAATGTTGATTTTACTGATGAAGAGTTATCATTTAGTGGTTTATTTCACGACTTGGGCAAACTAGGAATGCCTCATGAAGGACCATATTATATTCCACAAGACGAAGATTGGAAAAGAAAAAGGGGTGAAATATATAAAATGAATCCTAATATTCAATATATGGATGTAACTGATAGAGCGTTGTTTATTCTACAATATTATGGAATAAAAACTACTTGGAAAGAGGTTCTTGGTATACGTTTATCAGATGGATTATATAAAGAATCTAATAAAGCATATCTTGTTCAATTTAAGACAGAATTGTTTTTGAAAACAAACTTACCTCGAATTATTCATATTGCAGATTATATTTCATCGTGTAGTGAGAGAGATTTAATTAATTCTTTACCAAATGTAGAACCTGAATAAAATTAAATAACACTTGACGTTTAAAATTATCCGTGTTATTATACTATCACAATAGACAAATTCTTATGTTAAAAAATAAAATCAATAAGAAGGCTATTCAGGACGAAGTTCCAACTCCCGATGAAGCCAATGTTGTATCCGAGGAACAGAAGTCGAATAACACTCCAACTTACGTTGTAACAAGAGATGGACTTAGAGTTTCTGATCAAGAATATCTTACTCTTGATTTTCCTGTTGCACTTGCTGAAAGAGATTTTTGGCAAAAAATTGTAAATAAATATCCGGATGGTACAAAAATTGAAATTGTGCAGTTCGATAAAAAGAAACATAGGATCTGGTAATATGGAAATTGAAATTAAATATGGACTCGTAGAGTTAATTCAAGACGCTGATTCTGAAACTGATATTAAGGCATTAGTTTCCAAAGGTAAGTCAGAATATACAACCGCTAACCCCAAGACAATAAGACGGTGGGATCGTTGGGCAGAAAAGAGAATTAAGGAAATAAAAGGTCCGATGGTCATAGATTTAAAATCGGAGAAGATTGAAAAAACTAAAGATAAAGAAACACGGACTGAAAAAAGAAAATTCGTGAAAAAGAAGTAAATATTTATCTTCCCGTCGTCGAAAAACCCACTTGCTTTAGCGGGCGGAATGAATGACGACAATATAATAAGTTAGTTCTTGACATTTTTGTATTTTGTGATATAGTTATTTTTGGTTGAATAATTCACGATAACTAAGTGAAATAACACAACCTGTTAGATTTTCCAGTTTGAAACTGGATAACGGTCGGAACGACCGTATAAGCCAACTGTCTTGGTATAAGACCTGTTTTAACAAACAGGCAACTGATTGGGTTGGAAACCAATTTGCTTTAGCGGATTGGTAGTTCATATAAATATTAAAAGGTTACGGTGCCGCCAGATTTTTTCTGGCGGTATTTTTTTGCAGTCTTTTGTTTTATTTTCATATTTATTAATATGGTTAAATTAACCATTAAAGATTTTATTTTTAAAACTAAAAAAGTTCGTTTAGAATGTATTTCATGAAAAAGAAATTAAAAATAGACCCATATATCCTTCCATCTAATAATGATGAGATGCGTAAGTTTATTACTAAGTTTAAAGTAGATATGATGAAAAATGTAGTTTTATCAATAGAATTCGCGGCTAAAAATAATTTACCTCTCGTAGAAGTTTTTCAATTTAAAAATTCTGATTTTGTAATAACCATTGGAGAAAAAGATTATATTAGTAATGTAGATAATATTTTTAACTATTTTATAGAAAATGAATTATATGAAAATTGTGATAAAATTGTTAAATTACAATCTATTTTAAAGAAACGAAAATTAAAATAATTAATGAAAAAGAAAAATGCTGAGTTAATTGTCGATGTCGATAAAAAAGACACCAGTCCGATAATACCGCAGAGAAATAAAATAAAAGATTTACTTACCATTTATCAAAGAAGTGATTTTATAGAAAAACAAAAAGAATTTTTAGAATTAGCTTTAAATAAAAATACAAAATTAATGTTTATTGAAGGACCGGCGGGGTCTAGTAAAACTTATATGGCAGTGTATGCTTCTTTATTACTAATGAATCAACGCAGAATAAGTGATATTATTTATGTAAGAAGTGCAGTTGAAAGTTCTGAGAAATCCATAGGTTATTTGCCAGGTTTAGTATCCGAAAAACTTTCTCCCTATATTCAACCTCTTATGGATAAATTAGAAGAATTACTTCCAAAAAATGAGGTCGAAATATTGAAAAAAGAAGAAAGAATAACAGGAATTCCGATAGGATTTTTGAGGGGACTTAATTTTAATGCTAAATCAGTAATCCTCGACGAGGCTCAAAATACAACAGCACGTGAGATTATAACATTTATTACACGAGCAGGAATGTTTTCAAAATTTTTTGTCGTTGGAGATAAATTTCAATCGGATATAAATGGTCGTAGTGGATTTACAAAAATAATGAATTGTTTTGATGATGATGCATCTAAACAAAACGGAATATATACCTTTAGATTTACGGATGAAGATATTTTGCGAAGCGAACTTGTGAAATTTATTGTAAAAAAATTAAGGGTTTATAATTAAACTATTCTTACCCATCAGGTTAAATAATCAAAAAAGCCAGAAAAACAATTTAACTCGTCTATTTATAGATTATATAACGCATGTCCAACGAAAAAATCAGCCAAATGATTTCCTTGACTGCCGGCGAATTAGCCGGGGAAGATCTGTTTTTAATTACAGATATGAGTGCAAAGGAGTCTAAAAAGATTACTACTACAGCTTTATTAGATTATATTGAAGGAACCGGTAGTTTTATTGCACAAAATGCCACATCTGCTTCTTATATTTTAGGTGGTGGGGTTGATGGTATTGTTTCGTCAGCTAGTTATTCTAATAATAGTGTCAGTTCTAGTTGGTCAACATATGCAATATCGGCACTTTCAGCATCGTATGCTCTTACAGCATCTGTAGCTATTAGTTCTGTATCGTCTACTACAACAGCACAAACTGCATCATATCTTTTATATTCAGGATTTCCAAATGGTACTGCTTCATTTTCTAGAACGTCTTCTTTTGCTTATACTGCCGATACAGCATCGGCATTATTTTATCTCTTAGGAACGACATATAATACTGCATCTTATTCTATAACGTCATCGTATTCTATAATATCATCTAATTCTATATCATCATCTTTTTCTAATACAGCATCTCTTTCTACTACAGCATCTTTTTCTAGGACATCATCTTATTCTGTGTCATCGTCTTATGCTTCAACTGTAGTAACTCCAGCAATTCCTAAAGCTTGGGCGACGATAATAGGAACATCATCATTATTAAATTTAGGAGCAAATGTTAGAACATTATATAATCCATCGGTAGAATATGGATATAATATAGCTGATACTGTAAAATATTTAGGACAAATTGAAATAACATCGAGTGATGCGAGTATTAAACCTTATGGAAGTGGAAGTGCTCTTTATTCCTGGGGAATATCATTTATAAATCCAATGTTTCATACAAATTATATGGTTCAATCAGGACTAGGTGGAGAACATGGATATGAATATCTTGGAGTTGTTTCTTATCCTAGACAAAACAAAACTGTAAATGGTTTTACTATGTCTTTAAGTTTATTCGGTCCAACAGGATCAGCATTTGCTGACACTTCATTTATATCAGGATTTATTGAACTTAGTTGGTGGACATTTACCGTATATTCTAATCCATGAAATATATTAATGAAAAATAAATTATGAGTTCAGGAAATAAAAGAGTATCACAATTAATAGAATTGACATCGGCAGAAGTTGCCAACGATGATTTATTTCTAATCATTGATTCTAGTGCTTATGAATCAAAAAAAATTAAAGTTAATAATTTATCTGCTTATTTAAATGCAAGTGGAAGCATAATATCAATATATGCTGATCAAGCAGGGACAGCAAGTTGGGCAATAAATATTGTAGGCGGAAGCGTTCCATCTTCTAGTTATTCTTTTACTTCTTCTATTGCTATAACATCGTCATATTCTCTTAATTCTGACTCTATTTCATCTTCTTATGCTAAAACAGCAAGTTGGGCAGAAAATGCTATAGGAGGAGGAACTACATTAATAACGGGATCTACATATCCAATAACTTCTAGTTGGGCAACGACTGCCATTTCTTCTAAAACATCATCATTTTTACTTCATTCCATAGGAATTAATAATGGTACAGCATCTTATTCATTAACTTCTCAAAATGTAAATCATTCTACAACCGCAGATACGGCTTCTTATTTTAATAGTTCGGTTGGAACAGTAGCTACAGCATCTTATGCTATTTTAGCTAAAGATGTTGTAAATACTGTAAATAATTCTAAAACTGCATCTTATTTAGTATTTTCTCCTACAAATGGTACTGCAAGTTATGCTATATCAGCAGGAACTATAGCAGGAGTTATGAATAATTATGGAATGGTAAATGCTATTGCTCAAACATCTTATTCAGCAATAATAAATAATTTATATATACATTCTTCGTTAGATACGGCACAACAAACAATGATAGAAGCGATGGGTAATGCAATTTTAAATTCCACATCGTCTGTAGGTAATAATTATTCTATTTCATTACATTATACTGATAGGTATTCAGGAAATAAATTTTTTCTTGATTCTGTTCCTGTATCTTTTAATGTTACGCCAATTA